ATCAGTTAGTTCTGGGAAGTTTGGCGCTGCTAGTAGTGTAAATGTGCGTACTTCGTCACGTAGATCTTCGTTGCTTGCAACTGCGGCTTGCATTTTCATTGCAATGTAACCACGCTGAGCAAAGCGTCCAAAACGTCCGCTACCGTCTGCATGATTTGCTACACCGTTTCTCCATGCACTTGCTGCGGCATTATAAGCACGTAGTGTGTTACCACTTTGTGCCATGTTTACTGCTAGCATACCTTGTGGGTATAGTTGGTGATCTGGTGCGTCAGTTAGTGCTGTAATTGCACCGCTTGCTAATGCTGTACGATCTTGGTCTGTAAAGTCAGCAAATAGAACACCATCTTGTGTAGTTTGGTCCGTATTATCATGTAGTACAAACGCTGAACCATTGTACTGGTACATTTTTGGACGATCACGCTCACCTGCGCTTGTATCAATCCAAACATCGCCAGTTACTAGTGCGCCACCGTTTGCTCTTTCAGTTGGTTCAATTGTGTTGTATAGGATTGCATCGTCTGCAACACGTTCCCAACCTGCTGCGCCACGTACAAGTACGTCTACGCTTGTGCGATCGTCATTAAACCAAAGTTGACCGTCTGCTGGTGTACCTGTTGGCTCTGCTGCTTGAGCATTGTCAACTGCTAGGCTACTTGCAGCATTTGCAACTGTGGTTTGTAGTTCAAAACCACCAACTGCGGCGCCAGCTAGTGTAACCTGTAGGTCACTGTTTGTTAGTGATGCAATTACTGTTGTTGAAGAACCGTCTTGTGCTACGTAGTCTGTACCACCCTGTGTGTTTGTTACACCTTGTACTGTTTCCAACTGGAATACACCGCTTGCATTTGCTGTATATACAACAAGATCAATACCATTACCTGGTGATGTTGTTTTAATCCAAACATCGCCTGTTGATGGTGCTGTTGGTGCATTGTAGTGTGCATCATATGTTACTGTATTTGAAGCTGCACTGTCTAGTTTTTCCCAACTACCGCCTACACCTTTAAAGTATAGTGCACTTGTGTCTGTTCCGTCTGATAGAACAGCAACTAGATAGTCACCATTAACAACTGTTGCAGTTGGGGCATATGTACCACCTACTTCTGCTGTTGTTGCTGATGTGTCAACTTCAACTGTCACGCTTTGTGCAATCCATGTTGTACCTGACCATTCATGTACACCATAGCTACTGTTGTCTGTGTCAACCCAAACTGTGCCTGCGGCAACTGGGCCTGTTGGTGCTGTATTGCTAGCAATCAAGTCGCCCAAGTCAACGTCTGCTCTAACAGCATATAGTTGGCTACCTTGACCAAGGAAGCTATATGCAGCTAGAAGACCGTATTCACTTGTTTCAGCGGCTTCTGTGCTTTCGAATACAGGATTACCAAAAAATTGTGTTAGTTCTCTTTGACTGGTTACTGATACAACCTTGCCTGCGTTTGCAGATTTTGTGTATTTTGCAATACCGTCTGTTTCTGTACCTGTTGGGTCAACTTTGTCACTACGTGTGGCAAGGATGATTAGCGGAATAGTGCCAGCACCTGGGCTAGCATATGCGCTTTCGTCTACAACACTTACGGAAACACCTGGTGATACTAATGCCATGTGTATTTCTCCTCTTAAATCCTGTTAGTATGTTATTTTTAACAACTATCAGTATTTAGCAGAAGCATACTTATCTGGGCTGATTAGAGGGTAAACTACGTAGTTAATCAATATTTGGAATACTATATGGATCAATATGGCTGATTAATTGTTGTACATTAAAAGAAAGTTCTTCCAGTGTACCATTGTTATCAATTGTAAAATTTGACATCCATTGCTCTAAGCTCATACTGGTTTTACTTTCAGGAGGTAAATGGTCACTGCGGTCTACCCAGATACAATAATCAAATACACCAGTGTTTTGCATAGCAAAAAACTCACGCTTATTGCGCAAGCCACAATAGATATCATGTTCAGCAAAAATTTCTCTGCCTAGTGTTGCTGCATCAGGAACATTATAATCGCAGATAGCATCATACCATTCTGCTCGGTGATTATGCCTGTCATCGTAGCACTGTTCTTCATCACTGTATCCATATTTGTCCTTTAACATATCGTAAATAAAAAGTTTGGAGCAGAATTTACTACTGCTCTCAAAACTATAACCATATTGGTCACGAAGGATTTCACATACTGTATCTTTACCGTGTCTTCCGTGACCAATAACTAGTAACTTTGGTTTCATTTTTTTCCTTATTTCAAGTAATGTGGTCCAGTCCAGCAAACACTGTAGCCGCCATCAATGATGTTACCACGGGCAGCATTACGTGCTGGTGCATTCCAACCTGCTGCTTTTAAGATGTCACCTTTACGAAACTTTTTGTCGTCATCGCCTTTAACAATGAATCCCCAAACTGAACGATTGGACATAATTTTAATATACTTTTTACCAACTGTATAATCAAGTCCAAGATCAAACTCAACAATCATATCTTTCTGATGATTGCTTAGGTTAGGTTCTTTACCACGACGAGTCATATAATCATAATACTGATTTTTAATTTCGTCAAGCAACATGATGATTTCGTTTTGCATTGTTTAGTCCTCTTTTTGTCTACATAACCAATATAAAGTAAAACGCCTTGGTTGTCAATAAAAAAGTGCAAGAAAAGATCCTGCACTTTCAATAGCTTATAATTTTTTTAAGAAAAATCTATATCTGGATATTTTTCTTTCATACGTGCACGAGTTAATGCTACATCAATCATAGCATACACGCACCCCAATACAATGTAGGAAATCATACCTGCCATAAATGCGGTATCAGCATCCAATCCTACGAAGTAACGCCAGAACGCCAAACAGGCAACAAGTGCAGTAAGACATACTGCAACAATTTTGGTGCCATTGTAAAATTGTTTTGCAAACTCAGTTGCAACTAGTTTATAAAAGTTATTACTCATTTTAGGTTTCCTTTCGTAAGTTGAGTAAGAGTTCTCCCATAACTGCTCCCGTATGTTTGCCTCACTGTGCTGTTCTTAATTAACTCCGAACAGTTCTTTATATTCTTTTTCTACTTTTGATTGATATGCCATGTAGTCTGTGTATGTTGCATTAGCATGGTGCTTTTCATGCATATCTGCTAAATCATCAAACATACGATAGAACTGGTCTTCCTGTGCTTTTGTTGCAGGCTTGACTTCCATGTACATGTCGCTATCAATGAAGTTCCAAATAATGCCGTTTTTATCCCAGTTTTCTGAACGAACAACTGCATTGTTAAACGCTTCTACTACTGCTAAATCGAACATCTAATGTCTCCTCGTGTCTACATATACAATATACTGTATCACGATGCTGATGTCAACAAAAAAACGCAAGAAAGTTTCCTGCGTTTTCAATGGGTTGTAATTTTTTTATTTTTTCATAAACCAACGTGGGTTGTTTTCACTCAATGCTTTTGCCATTTCATCTACCCATTTTTCAAACTCGTCTTTTTCATCATCAGTCATACCGTCTACAAAGTAATTGGTTGCATCTGTATAACATTTTTCGTCTGCAAAGTCGATAGGACAATCTGGACCTACTGGATCGATGTCGTCGATGTTTTTTCCTGATTGTACTTGTTCCCAAAAACGTTCATAATCCTCGTCTCCGGCTCCGTAAAAATCTAACACGATGTTGCGATAGTCATTTACGACTTTTTCAATTTTGTTTCGAATTTCTTTGCTTTGCCACACAGGCAACCCCATAGTGATCAAGTCATCTCGCATATGGCATGCTAGGTTATAACAGGTTGTGCGAGCAGTTTCATGTGCTTGCTGTACTGGCTGTGTAAGGTGTCCTGGAAATTCAACTACATTAGACATATTATTCTCCTCTTAGAGTTTATCATACAAGGTTATAGCAAAACAAGTTGCTTGTCAACCCATATTGTAATTTTTTTTGTAAACATCTAAATCACGCATATAGGTATCCTCATTAAACGTGGGCATTTTTTTCCAATAATTGATCTTACGCTCGCAGATATCTAGTTCTTTTGACGCACGATGACGCTCTAACATATCTGAACTATTTTGTATGATGAATTTTAGGAAAAAGTAATTTTCCAGATGGTTATGAACCATATTGTTGGGATTGTAGCGATGCGGATTAAACGGTGCATTACTACGTTTCTCGTTATCTTGATAGCATAAAAACATGTGTCTCACTCCTTATATTTTTACACATAAAGTATACGCTTAATTTTCTGTCAAGTCAACTTAAATAATATTGTGAGAGTGATATTGTTTTTATTATTTTGTATTTTAGCATCACCAGCAATTGCTTGGCAAGACTGGGATCAAAAGACACGTGAACAATTTGCAGCAACATCAGTTAGTATTGGACTTGACTGGCACAGTACAGACATGGCTGCACGAGATAATTGGCACAATAGAAGCTATCGTGAATTAAATCCTATATTGGGAGAACATCCTACTAGAGGTGAAATTGGCTTATACATGATAGGAAGACTTGGATTACAATATTACCTGTATGATAACGGATACAACAATGTAGCAAATTTTGCTGGTGCTGTACATACATTTGCTGCTATTAATAACTATCAGTTAACTGGAGACAGCGACAAAATAGGACATGCTGTTGCTGGACTAGTAATAAGCACAGCGGTTACAAATTATACTGGAAGTAAAGTTAAAGGATGCTTGGCCAGTATTGCAGCAGGCATTGTAAAAGAAACCATAGACAGTAGAACACATGATTTTGACGTGGATGATGCTATAGCTACTAGTTTAGGATGTGGATTTTCAATACGTTTTTAGCCAATAACAAAACTTAAACCAGTACTGCCCTCTGCATAAAGAGTTAAGTCTTGTTCTAGTTTATCAATATCAGCCTGTGCATCTGCACGTAATACATCTGCATTAAGTGTTGTACCGCCTTGTGGACCAGCAATAGTATTAAACTTACCACGTGCTTCTGCTAGCATTAGTTTTGCATGAGCTAGTGAATAGTCTTTAATCCAGGGCTTTGCATATGTGTCTGCAAACAACACTTCTTCTGGACGCTCGTTAAAGCAATGCAAGTAAACGTCATCATCTGCTTTAATGCGACGGTGGATTAGCAGGTTTTTGCTTGTTGTGTTCCAGGTAAATGTATACTCTGCACCAAACAGCCTGCCCAGTGCTTCACGGTGTTGTGCTAGCGCATCAAACACACCCAAGCCACCTGCACGGCCACTGTGTAACAAATATGTGTTCAAGTATTGTGCTTCAAATGGTTCAAAATCATTACCACTTGTGCCGCTTACACCACTACTACGTCTGTAAATGTCTTTAACTTCAATAACAGCGTTAGGAAGTGTATAACTATTTGTTTCAGCCTGTAGTCTCAAGTGAATAAAACTTTCTTCAACAGCATTTTCACTACGCTGTCTATATTTGTCCAACGCCTTGTCAATAGCAAGATTGTAATGCTCAGGATCAAGCTCAACGTCAACCATTTGACCGCCAAGTCTTAATTCTATCTCTTTAATAATTGTATCACGTAGTGCCATGCGGATCTCCTATACCAATATTTATACATTTTGGAAAACTTTGAACAGATAAATATTATAAAGGATCAAGTATATGCCTAGACTAAGTTTGTGGAAACCCACTAAAACAAATGATTACTATTTTTTAGATAACACCATCAAAGAGCAGTTTGAAATTGGTGGTACTGGTGCCTATGTACACAAATACATTGGCCCACAGAGTCTTGGCGAGACTGGAGACCCAGCACAACCAAACTATCGTGCTGGAGAAGAAGTAGATCCTATTACTGGTGACTTTACAAACTTGGAAGGCGTTATTAACGAAACTAAAATCCAAGACTTGCTGTTTATGGAAAACCGTGATCGTAAATATGATCCTTGTATCTATGAACTGCGTGGCGTATACAATGTTAGTGACAATGACTTTGACTTGACACAGTTTGGTTTGTTTTTAACTAACGATGTCCTGTTTATGACATTCCATATGAATCATATGGTAGAGATTATTGGACGCAGACTTATGCCAGGCGATGTTATTGAATTACCACACTTGTTAGATGACTTAGCACTAGATGCTACAAAATGCGATCCTATTCCCAAGTTTTATGTAGTACAAGACGCTAACCGTGGTAGTGAAGGATTTAGTGCTACTTGGATGCCGCATATTTGGCGTGTTAAACTGTCGCCAATTACAGACAGCCAGGAGTACGCAGATATACTTGGCAATGCAGAACAAGAAGACAGTCTTAAAAATGTTATCAGTAGTTACAAGAAAGAATTGGATATCAGTAATGCTATTGTTGAAGCGGCTGAAAAAGCAGATCCAATTGGAGAAAGTTTAACTGAACACTTATTTGGATTTGATAACACTAGAGAAATTTGGGAATATGGTGAAACTATCAACAGCGGTACTAGTTTCCCAAGCAATCCAAATGAAGGTGATTACTTTGTACGCACAGACTTCCAGCCTAAACGTTTGTTTGTAAGACGTGGCAGCAAATGGCAACGACTATATGACAACGTAACTGCACAGACTTGGAGCGAAAAGACTTACAATGCTGAACCATTTATTAACAATGATGCAACAACTGTTGTTGCTGATAAAGAGTTTAGTGAAAGACAAGCGATAAGTAAAGCAATACTACCAAGAGCTGATGCAGGAGGTACTACTGATCCATTAGACGGTCAAATTAATACTGGTACTGGTACAGATACTGGTACAGATACTGGTACAGATACTGGTACAGATACTGGTACTACCCCAGACCCTGAGTTATTATATGTTGATACAGACTACGTAGCAGATGATTATGTAGAAGATGCACCGAGTCCAATAAATGAAAATGAGCTATATGTTGCTACTGATTTCGTAGCAGATGATTATGTAGAAAATAGCCCAGAACCGATAAATAATAGTTATATAGTTACTGATTACGTGGCTAGTGGCTATGTAGAAGATTAAGGAAAAAATGATATGACAATTACATTAAGAAACACAAAAGGGTCAGCATTAACACATTCTGAACTAGACGGTAACTTTACTGATTTAGATGGACGTGTAACTACACTAGAAAATGCGCCGGCCTCAACTAACACATATCTAGCAAGCGGTAGCGTTGCTGGAAACACAATGACATTAACACTGAGTGATGCTAGTACAGTGTCAGTTGATGTCACTGACTTAAATAATAGTTCATTTGCGGCGGCACCAACTCTTAGTGCTGGTGTAATTGAAAGTTTTGCAGATTTAACAGGTGCAACTGGTGCTGTAGACCATGATTGCTCAACTGCAAAAATATTTAGACATACAAGTATTGCAGCAGACTTTACAGCCAATTTTACAAATATTGGTTTATCAGACGGTCAGGGTACTGCAATTGCATTAACACTAATTCAAGGCGGTACTGCTTATATCCCTAATGCAGTTCAAATTGGCGGGGCAGCCCAAACAATACTTTGGTTAGGTGGAAGTGCGCCAACTGGAACAGCTAGCGGAGTAGATCAAGTTACGTTTACTGTATATCAATCTTCTTCTACATACACTGTTTTAGGTAACCTAGTTTCATATAGTTAAAGGAAAAAAATATGCCATTTCTAACATCAATTTCAGGATTTTCAGTAGTTTCAACTGGAGCAACTGCACAATCTAGCTTTTTAGCAGATCAACAATCAGGGGGCGGAAGTGGCGGCTTTAACGTTAACACTGACGGCTTTTTTCAAGTAGCACACACAATTGACAACCCTAATGCAACTGGTACAGGTGTCGATGACTTTTTTGGTGCTAAGGTCGCAACATGTGAAAGTTTTACAGTTGCTTCTGCATACAGAGAAGATGATACTTCTAGTACAACATCAAACGCTGGTAAAGTATATGTTTTCAGTAACGCCGACGGGTCACTACTAGCAACATTAGATAACCCAAATTCATATAATACAACTGCCAATGACCAATTTGGCAGGCAGGGTGTTGCAATTAGTGAAGATTATGTAGTTGTTAGTGGCATGGACGAAGATGGACCAAGCGGGGCAAGTGTTGGTGTGGTTTACGTTTTCCAAACATCAGACTGGTCTCTAGCTAGAACATTTACAAACCCAGATGGTAATAACATACAGTATGGTTATGACATAGGTCTTAGTGGAAACTTAGTTGCAGTTAGTGCAAGAACTGGTAATAAAGTTTTTGTTTTTGATATTACACAGTCTACAAGTGGTGGACTTGTATATACATTATCTAATCCAAATGCTAATACTGCTGACTCAAATGACTATTTTGGGGCTTCTCTTGGGATAACTTCTGATTGGATTGTTGTTGGTGCGCCTAATGAAGATGTTAGTGGAACAAACGCCGGTGCTATTTATGTATACGATACTGCTACAGGTAATCTTCAGCGAAGAATTGATAACCCTAACTTAGTTGATCCAGATGGGGATGCTTTCGGTTATTATCTAAGAGTATCTGGAAACAATATGGTTGTTGGTGTTCCAGATATAGGAAACAGTACTGGAGCAAACCGCGGGGTGGCTTATTTAATGGACGTTTCAGATGGCAGTTTAACACATACAATTGTAGGTAGTGATTACCCATATGACCCACTTGGATCATATTTTGGTTATGGTATTGCCATTAGTAATAATTACTTTATCGTTGGCGATCCATGGGCTGAAAATTATAGTTATGGTTACGCATATATGTTTGACGTTACTAGTGGTGAAATTGTTCAAAGATTTACACATCCAGGTACGCCAAGTGCTAGCTTCCCAGACTATGGACATGCTCTTGGATTATTTAATGATAGATTTGTTATTTCAGAATACGGAGAAGTTGTTGATGGTGAAAATCGTTCAGGTAGAATATGGATTTATGGCTCTGGTGGAACAGAAGATAACTTAATTGAGCCAGCGTCAAGAACACAAGGTAGTCCATTATCGTTCTACGGTCCACGTGGTATCATTGCTGGTGGTACTAAAGCTGGTGGTGCGAATTCAAATCAAATTCAATATTTTGATATGAGTACCCCAAGTAACGCAACAAACTTTGGTGTATTAGTAACTGGCTTCCAATCAGCTGGCTTGTCAGACGGAACCCGTGCATGTTATGGTTATAACGGAAATATTGAATATATAGAAACAGCCACGCCTGCAGACGCAACATCCTTTGGCACATTAGGTGATGATCACGGATTGTGGGGTACTGCCACATGTGACGGCACAAAAGGGTTGTTTATAGCTGGTTATAATATTACAGGATCAGGTTGGGTTGCGACTACAACAGTAAGTCAAATTACAGTACAAACTTTAGGAAATAGTACAAGTTTTGGTAATTTAACATCTGCAAGACGTGACCTTGGTTCAGTATCTGATGCATCATATGCATACAGTATGGGTGGTTATGATAGTACAAACACAGTACAAGATAGCATAGAAAGAATTTCTTATGCTAGCGGAGGCACAGCATCTACTTGGGCTACATTGGCAGCAGCCGTGCCCAAACCATCAGCAGGCTCAAATGATACACACATTGTTATGTTTGAAAACACAGTAAACACTCGAACTGGCAATATGGCTACAATTGAAATTGCAAATGCGGGTACAGCGGAATTTTTTGGTAGTTTAAATTATCAACGTAAAAACGCTGTTGCAACATGTAATGGTTCAAGAATTTGTGTTGCTGGTGGTAGTGGTGCTACTTCAAGTGATCCAGGATACAGTAGTACATATACATCAACTATTGAATATGCTGAAATTAATACACTATATACAGTTACTGACTTTGGCGATTTAACTATTGCACAAGCACCATCATCTGGTGTCAGTGGTGCCGCAACTTAATATGTTGACAATTTAAAGATTTCGTTATATAGTATAGCTATGACAGATAAAGATAAATCAACACAGGTTGTTAAAACTGACAATACTGTTACATTTAATATGCCAACAGTAACTAGTGGCACTATCAATAAAAATGCAGTCGCAAAAGTAAATGCTGGATTGCCAGAAATCGAAAATAAAACTCGATTTTTTGATAGAAATAATACACAAACAACATTAAGTCTTATGAGTTTGACCATGTTAAATGGTCAATCTCCTTTTCGTATGTTGCGACAAGTACTTGCTGAAATTGAAAAACGTAAAATGGCTTTAGCTGAATCACAAGTAGCTCATGCAGAATCATTAGTAAATATTGAAAACTTACAACAGCAATTAGAAGACAGTCCTAATGACCATGTCATAGAAGCAAAACTACGTCTTGCGTATGTAAACATTTCTATAATGGAAAGTAAAATTAATGGTGCGTTTAAAGACATTGCGACATTAATGGATGCATATGACTCTCTTAAAGAGAAAAACAATATAGATGATTGGGACGAAGAACAGTTTGAGCGTGAAGAAAAACGGCATCATATTCGTCGTGGTTTTGAACTTATGTATCGCAATCTAATAGAAAGAGGAAATCCAAGTCCGTCTACTATTGAGTACATGCAACAGTACGGTATACACCCACAAGTGGGTACAAAAGAAATTAGTGAGTATATTAAATTTGTTAATAGAGAAATTGAAAAAAATGTTGTACTACACAGTAATCATTTAGAAGATTTTTTAGATGAGTTATCTAAAAAATATTGTAATTTTGCTGATATCACTACTGAAAGAATGTTTGGTAAGAAAGACGTTTATAATACAGACTATATGAACTTATTACCAAAGACAGAAGATGATTCTGAGAGTAGTGATTAAAGATAAATATTGTTATGCAATATTTTTATGACAAACAACTACGCAGATACATCCAACAGTTTATTAGACTGTTTAGCGGTTTTAATATTGAAATGGGAACCAATAGTGATGGCACTAAGATTTATCAGACTGTGCCAGTACGTTATGGTGACGTCAGTCGTATGGCTGCACACATTGTTAAAGACAACAGTGAAAACGTAGTTAATGCTACACCGTTTATCAGTTGTTATGTGAGCGATATGAGCATTGCACCTGACAGACGTACACATGCACAGTTCACAGATAAAGTACAAGTATATGAAAAGAAGTATGATACTGGTACTGGTGAGTATCTGGATGAAGTTGGCGACACATATCAAATTACACGCTATCAGCCTGTGCCATATAACTTGACAATGCAAGTGGATATCTGGACAAGTAACACTGAACAGAAAATGCAATTGCTAGAACAAATACTAGTACTGTATAACCCAACACTTAATATCAATGCAACAGACAATGTTTATGATTGGACAAGATTAGCATACGTTGAACTTATTAACATGACCTGGAGTGTACGTAGTGTTCCTAGTGGTGTAGATGAGATTATTGACGTTGCTACACTGCAATTTGATGTTCCAATCTGGATCAGTCCACCTGCAAAAGTACAAAAACAAACACTTATTCATACTATATTAAACAACATCAATGGTGTTACTGATGACAATCTAGACAACTTTGAGTTAGGTGAAAGTTTCAGTGCAGACTTTAATAACTATAAAATTGTTACACTGGAAAATTATAAGTTGAAGTTTTTAGACGAACGTGCTATAATTTTAAATAGAAATTATGGCAATACTGACAATGACGGCAATACACTGGACTGGAGTAATATACTTCCACCATTTGGTGCACTGAGACCTGGTATTAGTCAATTGCGTTTACGTAGGAATGCTGACCCATCAGACCCAAGTGGCGATGTAATTGGTTCAATTAGTTTTGACCCTGCAGATCCACAAAAGTTAATTGTCTTATTGGATACTGATACACTACCAAGTGATACACAAGGTACAGTGGATGCAATTGTTAATCCGCAAAATGCGTATCCAGGTGATGGTACACTGCCAGCGGCGGCTAGTGGACAACGGTATTTGATACTCAATGATATTGGTACAAGTAGTCTCTGGGGTGTAGACGCAGGGGCAAATGACATAATTAGTTATAATGGCAGTGCATGGACTGTGGTGTTCGATAGTAGCAGTAATACTGCTGGAAATGAATTTACTACAAACACTGCTACTGGAGATCAATATGAATGGACGGGCCAAAACTGGCAGAACAGTTACGAAGGAACGTACAAAGAAGGCTACTGGAGGATCTACCTCTAAGATCATAACGGCTAGTGGTTGTATATTTTTAGCACTAGACACTGGTAGAATTTGTTTACAATTAAGAAGTAAAAGTAGCACACATCAGGGAACCTGGAGTTTCTGGGGCGGCAAGGCTGAACGTAATGAACGTCCTGTTGAGACACTGTTACGTGAACTTGGTGAAGAGATTGGCATGTTGCCAGACTTTGAGAAAATATATCCACTACACAAGTTTACAAGTGCAGATAAAAAGTTTGAATACAATGCATTTGTTGTAACTGTCTTTGAAGAATTTACGCCAGATACAAATGGCGAAAGTGCAGGATATGCTTGGGTTAATTTAGGAATGTATCCTAAACCACTACACCAAGGTGCCAAAGTTGTTTTACAAAATCCTGAAATGACTGAAAAGATTAAAACAATTTGGGAGAGTAAACGTGATATGAATGATCTCCCAAATTGGTTAGATAGTTTTTAGTTTTCTTTATTTGGCAGTACTTCGTCTAGTTCAAGTACCCCATCAACAAGTTTAGCTGACATAATACCGTTTTCAGTAGATACTTCTCTCATTTCATCAAAATCATGTTCAGCGTGTGCAACAGATCTTACTTCTTGCACTTCATTATTTGAAATATAAACATATTGTGTAATCATGTGTTAATCCTTAAAATGCACTGTTAAACCAAAGGAAGTTATATTGACCCCAGGTACTGTGGTCCATACCTGTAATATCAGCCCCACCAAACCATACATCTACTGTATCGCCTTTATTCACATAACAACTCATTGAGTTGTGTATACTATCCCATTGTCCATCTGTTCGTGTTATTAGTTGGTATGTATTAATTGATCCATTAACTAGTGTTCTTGTTGTGACATAACCAGTACTGCCAGTAGTAATAATATCTTGATTATAGGTTAAGAACAGTATACCTGGACGCTGTATAGTAATCCCACTGTTGGCACCGCCAGTTCCGCCTCCGAAACTAAACCAATCACTTTGTCCATTATAATTTTTAGTGCCAAATTCTGCATAACCAGCATCATTGCTTATAATGGCATTGGTCGATGTGCTAGTTTGATGTAACATTATCTGTCCCATCATTGGAGCATTAAAGTGGTCAACCATACCACCGCCTACAAATAACCCCCAGTTCATAACCAGCATGTAACTGTTGGTCCAACCAGTTGCAATAATTCTATAGTATCGATACATACCTGGGTTCTGACACTCAATTATTTGATGTGGTTTAAATGGATACGTTTGGTCCTGCACATCTGTGCCTGTAGTGTTAGGTGTCCATTGATCTGGATGACATGTCGCAACAACATCCCAGTTGCTATCATCATTTGACCCTTCTAAATACCAGGTACCGGTAGGTTTATGACTACCATTGTTATACCCTGAAACTGCGGTGTGTGTTACACGATAAGCATCTTTACAGTCAACTTTTAAATAGGCTGCCCCACCACCATCTTGCATGGTTTGATATCCATAGTTTGTCCAATCAACACTGGACCCACGATTAATTTCATCCGCTACATTTCTAGGATCACTGCCGCCATTTCCATTATTTGGATATCCAGTAAAATCAAATGTATATTTTGTTTTAGCATTTAAAATATTCTGCATACCGCTGGGACTCAGTAGTCCACCGTTAAAAAAGTGTTCGCCTTTATGTCTTGTTCTATTCGTCATTATACAAATCCTATCCAGTAACTACCACCTACACCTTGATTGTGATATGTTGCTTTTAATATTGCAGTAAATTCTGTTGTACCAGTTCCAGCGGCGTTCATAAGTATTGGAATTCTAACTACCCAATAATCAGCATTGGTGCCGCCGCCTGCCCAAGTTTGACTAGTATCTGTTGGATTAATTGCAAGATAATGTGTAGGTTCACCATTGACTTCAAAATAATTACCGTATGCATTTATACTAGTAATATGACTATGAGCACCGTGTCTAAAATCACCATCAGATTCATGATACTTATATCCACTCATAGTAACACGTCCAAAAGCACGTTCACTTCCGCTTCTACCGCTAACAATGTCTAAATCCCATGCAATTGCACCACCTCTATTTGTAACAAGATGTATATATTTTTGTCCATTGGCGGTTGGATTCATAAGAAACACACATTCTTTATGACTGGTTCTAGGAGTTTCAATAATACTCGCAAAGCTGTATAGTCCATTATTTGAATCTAAGTTAGTTAAACCAACTGCCGCTGGTGTGTCTATTGCTAGTTTACTGTTTGGATTATTTACACCAAGACCAACATTACCACTTCCTGCTCTAATGTGCACTTCTTCTTCACTTGCACTACCGCCGCCTGCTACTAAACGTAAATCATTTTCACTACGCAAAACAAGATCAAACTGTTGACCATTTGCAGTAAAGTGTCCACCTGTACCGCCTAGTCCTAAATAACCTTTTGCTGAGCCAGTAGACTGTAATTGAATGCCATGATATCCACTGTCATCAGTACGGTTTAGTGCTAGGTAATAATTATTATTTTCAAGTTCAACAAAAGATCCTGGATTACTGGTACCTATACCAACATGTCCATCGCTTCTGATAACCATTGACAATAATGAGTTTGATTGATAGAATCTAGTATCATTACCTTTGGAACCAATCCATACGTGGTTAGGGTCAGCACTGGTGGTTGGATCACTTAACCTAATATAAGCACCGTTATTATTAGAACTACGTATTCTCAGTGGACCTACATTAGAACTATCAACAACTAATGTGGTATCAGGATTATCAGTACCAATACCAACATTACCATCGCTATCAATTGTTACTTTATCACCACCTGAAACATGTCCTAATATGATATTATTCCCAGTAGCACCAATATAAGGTCTATTAGTAGTATCGCTATCTTTGAATGTAATGTTAACGCCAGCATCGCCACTTTCTAACCAAGCAACAGTATTGTTTACAGCATGATAAACATCAAGTGATGTATTATTAGCGGCTGTACCTACAGATAATCTACTAGTAGTATAAAAGTGATCACTAGCACCTACATAATATAAATGTCCAGTTCCGTCAGAATCAATAAACTTGACACCGGTCGTGCCATCAGTACTTTGTGTTACTAGGTTTGCATCCAGTGGACCTGATGCTGTTAATTGTCCAGTAAATACTGGATCTACTAGTGGTGCTTTAGTTGCAATTGAGTTAGTAACCGTTGTAGCAAAGTTGGGGTCGTCACCTAATGCTGCCGCCAGTTCATTTAATGTGTCCAGGGTTGTCGGCGCACTATCAGTAATAGTGGCAATAATGTTTGTTGCTGTATCGTAACCTTGAGCTGACAAATACGTGCCTACACGAGCGTCTGTATAAAATAAATTAGTAGTACCTTCAGCCAAGTCATCCGTATTTGCGGCGCCGGCTTGTTGCCAAGCCGAGCCATCCCAAATGTATAGGATGTCCGTATCCGTGGCAAACGCCTGGTCACCAGGGTTATTACCAACAAGTGGAAGATATGTACTGTCATCATATACGTTAACTTTGGCAATTACGGCACTACCATCTTCAACTACCAATTCCGCAGTACCTGCTACTTCACGAATCTTGTTTTCAAAACTTGGTGTGTTTTCCACATAAGTTGCCAAGTCTTGTGGAACAAACTGTCCGCTAGCGGCATCATACACCAAGCACATCTGATTAACTAGACTAGGAATTGGTCTCAATTCAACTGGAGTTTTATGTCCTTCTTGTGTATGCTGGAAGTATACAACTGGATTACCATTAATATTTGTCTCAACAGCCAAGTCTTTGACAGTAATTGCTCCACGCATTACACCATGATTACCGCATTGGTAATAAAGTGTATCAGGGGCATCATTGGGAACGGTAAATGTGATAGTTCCATTGTCAGTACGACTACCAGTTACACCACTTGTGTATTCACCAAAATATGTACCGCTAACAAAGTTGGTGCCATTGTCAGTCGTAAAGTAAAATGGATGACCCACTGCATTAATATTAATAGTATATGTACCACCTCTATAAAATGGACCTAAATTTGGATTATCGCCTTTAGCTGCACCACTAAACGTATAAGCACCTGCTCCATTATTCGTTACAGTATATGAAACTGACGGTGCTGTCAAAGTTGGCAATGTAATGGTTGCAGGTACGCTGATGTTAATGCGCTGTACATCTGTAGCATTGCCGCCATTGATATCTGGATGACTATCACTTACTGGGCCAGTACTAACAGCCCAGTCAATTAAGTTATCAGTACCCGCTCCATCAATCCACTTCAAATAAAGTGAATGTGTTTGTGTCATGTCGTCAAATATATCGTAAGCGGCGTAATTGTTTACTGTGTAGGTACCCTGTCTGTAAAGTGGTACACTTATTTCAGGTGAGTTGGTAATTGTACGTCTTGCATAAGGCAAGCTACTTGTAAGCCAGGTCCACAACCACTGTGTGTCTTGTCCAGCCTGTGGCGCACTTACTTGAATCTCCAGTACTTCAGGTGCAATATTTAAATTAACATTACTGAGTTTTTCAATATCAATACTGTTATCTGCAATTACTGCATCTGTTAGTGCAAGATCCGCAAGTGCGGCTTCTGTAAACTTTTGAATTGCCATGGTGTAATAATCCTATCGTATTACACTTATTTATCGATTAAGCAGGAGGAGTTGGCCATACTATATTTTCAGGATCTTCTTGATTTGTTATATCTCTTAATGATTGACGATATTCTGCCCAAGCATCATCGTTATCTAAAACCACATCTCTGTTTTGTGTCCAGTCACTTTCTGCAATTAGTTTATTTCGTTGAGCTCTTATATCTGCCCATAAATGATCATCTCTAATTTGTTCTGCTGTAGATAAAGGCATGTTCCAAATTTCATAAAGACGCATATTATAATGCTCATGTCCTTCTTCCACTGGCGCAAATGCAAATGGATCAGATTCTAAAAGCATACCATTAAATTCAAATTTATATTCCATCGTTAAACTCCATTTGCTGCGGCTTTATATCTGTATTGTACATAACATGCGCCGACTCTTATATTAACACCATTGCTGGTTTTTAGCACTAATCCTATGCCAGGAACGTCTGTGCCATTTGGAAAATCACTATAGTCAATCCAAGGCATAACTAACCAACGTCTACCGCGGTCACTGTCTGTTCCAGTAAATGTTGTGTCGTATGTACTACTCATATCAGCCCAACCAGTGCTATAAAAATATCGTTTATAATTGAATACACAGCTGGTAGTGTCATAACTGTTACTAGTTCTACTTATTACTGCTAGTATTCTAATTGCTCCCCAGTTGCGTATATCTTGTCTCCAAGTACTTGTTTGCCAGTTTGGACCAAATGCTCCATGAAACCAACTTTGTAATCCACTAGCAGTATGGTCTTTGAGATTTAGAAAATCGCCATCAGCAGTTAAGTCTGAGTAAAAACTACCAGTTCCCCAAGTACCGCTACTGGCTCCACTACCACTGACGTTTGCGTAGTTCCTATTGATATAGAACATAGGACTAAAAATACCAGATTCATCATAAGTTTGCCCGCCGCCATCTACTCTAAGGCCTCTAAAATTACTATCGCTAGGTCTTTCACCTGTACCCATTCTCAATTCATTGCTAGTAGATCCTTTCCAAAACTCACCGACAATCATATTTGATCCGCCAGCATCAAATTTTAAATAAGGATCACCATCTTGGTTAGCAATTGTACCAATCATAACTCTAGCGTCTGCACCACTAGATTGTTGTGAAAATAACCCGATCAATGGATCTGTATCAGTCCTACTTACCCTAACGTCCAAGTTAGCTGAAACTGTAGAATTTCCACCAATACCAACTTTACCATCTGTGGTAAGTACCATTTTAGTATTCCCGCTTTGTTGGAATTGCATTGGTACGTTATATGCTCTAATGTTAAACATTGTATTATGAGCTTGAATTCTTGACAATATAGTTGTATTGTCATTTTCATAAAAATCTATTTCGCCATAATCATCTGATCTACCAATAACCCTAATAGAACGTGCATTTGCATCTGCTTGAATATTAAGTGGTGCGACTAATCCAGTTGGATCAGCGCCAATACCAATATTGCCATTGCCTTTGATATTAATTGCATCTTGTACGTATCCTGCCCCAATCGAGAGAATATAATCCTGATTAGATGCAGGTGTAACATCATGCGTTATAATATTTGTACCTTGAGAATTGATGGTAAAATAATCTCGGTCCCATTGCAAGTAACTGGGACCAGGTGGATTGGTCCAATCATTACTAGGATCTACTGTAAGTCTTACTTCATCAGTACCGTTAATACCAATACCATCGTAACTAAAATCTGCACCAATTTCTAATTTATAATTAGCACTTGGTACTACGTTTAATCCAAGTTCACCATAATCAGTCATATGAATCGAATAGCCAGTAGCGCCTCCATCAATATGAAGCAATGAACTTGGATTATTAGTACCAATACCAACATTACCGCCAGTAAAGTATGTATCGCCATTTGTTGATAAATTTATTTTAACATCACCATCAGCAGCATCGGTAATTGATAATTGCCCATCTCCATTACCTTTAAACACATATTTTGGATTTGTTGCATCTGTACTTGCACCAGTTGATGTTTCAGAAATAATAAAATTACGAGCAGACCCAAGAGTGTCACTCATACCTATTTCAAATGTCTGTGTGTATCCATTACTAAATCTAATAGTGGATTTATGTCCCTGTGTTCCATCATGCAATATTCTTAAAGCAGCATCATCTGATGTTGCTGTAATATCTACTTGCCCTGTTAACTCTGGATTAGCAAGTGGTGCTTTAGTTGCAATACTATTGGTAACTGTTGTAGCGAAGTTAGGGTCATCTCCTAATGCTGCGGCTAATTCATTTAGGGTATCTAGTGTTGCTGGTGCTGAATCAGTAATTGATGCTACAATGTTAGTTGCTGTATCATATCCTTGAGCACTCAAGTAAGTACCTACACGAGCATCTGTGTAAAATAAATTAGTAGTGCCTTCAGCCAGGTCATCTGTGTTAGCTGCACCGGCCTGTTGCCATGCACTTCCATCCCAAATGTATAAGATGTCAGTATCCGTTGCAAATGCCTGATCACCTGGATTGTTGCCAACTAGTGGTAAGTAGGTACTGTCGTCATAAACATTAACTTTTGCAATGACCGCCGACCCATCTTCAACAACTAATTCTGCTGTACCTGCCACTTCACGAATCTTGTTTTCAAAACTTGGCGTGTTTTCCACATATGTGGCCAAATCTTGTGGAACAAACTTTCCACTATCAGCATCATATACCAAACACATCTGGTTAACTAATGATGGAATTGGTCTTAATTCAACTGGTGTTTTGTGACCTTCCTGTGTGTGCTGGAAGTAGACAACATAGTTGCCATTGATGTTTGTTTCAACTGCTAAATCTTTAACCGTGATAGCGCCACGCATTACCGAATGATTGCCGCATTGATAGTATAATGTATCAGGTGCGTCATTGGGTACCGTAAATGTGATCGTACCACTGTCAGTTCTTGAACCAGTAACGCCATCTGTATACTCGCCAAAGTAAGTACCTGACGCAAAATTAGTACCATTGTCAGTTGTAAAATAGAACGGATGTCCAGTGGCAGTAATGTTGATGGTGTATGTACCACCTCTGTAAAACGGACCTAAATTTGGATTATCACCTTTAGCGGCTCCACTAAATGTATAAGCACCAGCACCGTTGTTTGTAACGGTATAGGTTACATTCGGAGGAGTTAGCGTAGGAAGTGTAATAGTACTTGGAACACTGATGTTAATGCGCTGTACGTCTGTAGCTGCTCCTCCGTTAATGTCTGGATGGCTATCGCTTACTGGTCCAGTACTAGTTGCCCAGGACACAAGGTTATCTGTACCAGCGCCGTCAATCCATTTGAGGTACAAACTGTGTGTTTGTGTCATACTATCAAATAGATCATATGCCGCAAAGTTATTGACTGTGTACGTACCTTGCTTGTATAACGGTACTTGGATTTCAGGTGAATTTGTAATAGTACGTCTGGCGTAGGGTAGGCTACTGGTTAACCATGTCCAAAGCCACTGGGTATCTTGACCTGCTTGTGGAGCAGATACTTGAATTTCCAGTACTTCAGGAGCAATGTCGAGATCAACTTCGCTTAATTTACTAAGTGGTAAAGAACTGTCACCGATATCATCCTCTGTAACTGCACCTGGTGCAAGTTTGGGACTTGTGACACTGTTGTCTTCTAGACTGCTGGTTTTTAACTTATCAATGGCCATGCGTAATAATCCTATTGTTATTACACTTATTTATCGATTAGACTAAAATGTTTTATTCACTTCTTGCAGCCGCTTTAGCATCTGCTGCCGCTTGTAGTTCAGCTGGAATTTCACCTTCAAAACAATCTGCACCTTGTTCAATAATTGCATCTAGCATTTCTTGATAGTGACGGTTTTCTGGATCTAGTGGGATGTAGTGATTATGAGTTTGACAATATATATTAGTATCACCTAACTCTGTAGTGTTAGTATTAAACATGTTTATAACTCCGCATCTGCTATAAGTACTGCACTATTTGCTGTTTGACTGGATGAGTTATAGAGATAGTTAGCATAGATATCACCTGTGCCTGTAACTGTACCTGCATTACCACCAATAATACTCGATGTTGGTGTTGCTCTTTTTACAACCCTATAAGGATAATTAGCGATTTGACTTGAAGAATTACTGTAGTGTGTTAAGTAAAGTGTACCTGATACTTCATAATACCTTTGACACAATGCCAGTTCTTCCCCGTAAGAACGATGCTCGAAGGGGGTGGCGATTTTGCCTACTTCTAGTTGAACTCCTGTAAAACGCATAATATTGCTTGTGCTGCCTGCCATGTTAGGGATACCCTCAGGTAATCTTTCAGTCTGATTTAAGGGTCTCCAACCTGGTTGGAAATTTGGTCCACTAATACCAGGACCTGCTGCCATCCAACAAAGAACTACCCACATTCCTACACCCGTTGTTGCAGTAATGGCTGTGCTTGTGTTACCTTCAAATGTAACTGTCTTATATTCCCAAGTATCTGCTTGATTAACTGTCCATGGCTGCACATTTACACCCCCGGATATTTCTAATTCTGAGGCGAACTGACCTGATTTAGAGGACTTAACCCAAAAAGAAAGTGTAACAGGTTTAGCATTAGGAGTTCCATAAGCTAATTGTTTTACGTCTTGGCCCTCTAGCTTTTGAGTAAAGTTTACATATTGAGTACCGCTAGATAGGTCCGTGTCAGCAGTTGTTGTCTCAAACAAAATTGCATTCTGAAAACCATCCGGTACATTTGTGGATTGCGATACCTGAAATGTTCCCCCCGTACCGTCTGATAGTACCCAACGATCTAAAGTGTACCTTCCTGATGTTATACCAGACTGAGTTCCTCTTTGATTTATCATCATTGCGCCGTTATACAATAAGTTCTTTCGACCCGCATTAATAAGCTGAAACTGTTCTTGTGGTGTCTCAGCACGTAGCATTGCCTCACCAGCTGCACCGCTTGGTTTATCTAACTCACTTAGTTTTTCTCTAACATTAATCTCTGGTTTTGTTACTTTAACTGTCATTATTAATCCTCTGCTACCAATCCGTTTGATGCACTAATAGCTGATCCAACTGCATCTGTTGT